TCACTACCCCCGTATACATAACCTTTGCTTAATATTGTACTTGCTGCGAGTTCATACCTTCCCGGTAATGGCATATCGCTTTTACTTGTCCATGTGTCAGGGTTGTATTCATCTGTGTCTTGTAAATAACTACCCCCGTATACATAACCTTTGCCTAATATTGTACTTGCTGCGAGAAAGCTCCTTGCCGGTAATGGCATATCGCTTTTACTTGTCCATGTGTCAGGGCTGTATTCGTCTGTGTCTTTTAAATAACCACCATCATTACCCCCGTATACATAACCAGAGATCGATAACTTTAAATAATCTATAAGCTGCGATATTGTTATTTTAACAAGGTTACCTGATTGTACGCCAAGTAATATATTATCTAAATTATTTGAAGCATATCCCATTTTTGTAATGGATTCAAATATTTTACTTGGAGTCGTCTTCCTTACTTCTGTTGATTTACCTTCTTTTAAAATAAAAAATTCATCATCAACCGCTGGTACAGAAACTAAAGTATAATCTGATATTTCTTTAATTGCCATTTTATAATTCTTCTTTAATATAATTGACTAATTCACTAACTAACATTTTTTTATTACTACCCTGATAAATATAAACAATTTCTGTACCGTCGAGTGCTGAAGCATCTGAAAAATTATTTATATTAGATAATATTTGATTAGCAGTTATACGTTTAGAAACTCCTGACTGCTGACAATAAAACAAATCTGTTAAATTCGGTACTACAACTAATTCTTTATCTGTTAATTGAAAATCTGCCATTAGAATGCTCCTAATTCTCTAAAGTCTATAATCATTTGACCTATAAAATAATCATTCCCATCATTATTAGATATTTTTATACTTGCCCTATTCCCCTTCGCTCCTATATTAAACCCATAATTTTTCAATATATTTTCTTCTCCCGTACTTGTTATGCTATAAGTATTTTCTAAATCAACACCATCTATTTCTACATTACCATTTATAGTCTCAGTTCCTTTAGGATTTATAACAAGCCATATTTTATCAATAATTTTATATGATCTTGAATTAGTAATATATAATGGAGTAGTTTTAAAATTTGATTCGTAAATACTTTCACCATCAAGTAAAATTTCAGATTCCAATCTATAAACGAACCCATCATCGCTCCCTACATAAATTGCCCATTCCGAGGAATCTAATCTCACCTTAGTTGAAGAAAGTATATTAAAATTATATGAATGCTTAACCCATTGTTTAGAGTCAATAAAAAATACTAAAGCAACATTCGGATAGTTCTTTTCTTTACGCACACAAAATATTTTTATAGCTCTTAACTCAGGATCATAAATAGCATGAAATTTATCTATTTGTTTTAAATCAATATTATTCTTAACCCATATATCTATAAAAAATGGCTTTGATAAACTTGCTATTTCATAATCCCCATAATTTTGAGTAGTAACAATACTATAAATATTATTCTCTTCGCTCATTGATACTACATCAGTCGGAGTCCTGACTGTTAAATTTTGATTAGCACAACCACCTTCCCATGGAGTCCCATAATAACCCCAATTAACAACATTCAAATCTGTATCATCAAGTATGAAATATTTATCCCAACTTGAAATTAATAAATTATCAGCAAAATCCTGAAGACTTGTTATTTTGTCACAAAGTAATTTTATTGCTACAATATTTTCATCTGAAAAATCAGCTACACCATTTTTGCTTGCATAAATATAATTTGGATTTTTTTTGCACCCGAAAGCAAATAACCTTTTGCTGACTCCTCTTCCATGTATAACCATATATTCAGGATAATTATCAATCCATGAAGACGGTAAAAAAGCTAAACTTGTAGTTGGTATAACATCCGTTAAACTCGCATCCGCTATATTGTCTTCATAAATTGTTGTAGTATTATCAGATATAGTACCAACAAGTTTATAATCACCAGTATCACCAGCTTCTGTACGATAAATTTTTCTTGCCGTTGTGCCTTCAGGTCCTATTTCTATTGAGCTTAAATCTATTTTACCGTTTATTGCACTATCAACTACTGTTACGACTTCGCTTACTTTACTACCAGTTGATTCTCCACTTTCTGTAACAAATGTTATTTTATATGAATGTTCCCCATCATTTACGTTCCCAGCTCCGCTCCCCAATACAGCTACAGGTTTTTTAGGAGACCCTAAATCCCACGTAGTATCATTATTCCCATCCCAGACCTGAGGAATGTCTACACCATTGCAAATAAAACATTGATTATAAAATGTTTCAAAATGATAACGCCTGTTGTTCGCTAAACCTGTTTTAATTTCATTAGAAAAATTGTTCTGAATTTTACCGTTGTTTGTTCCTGTCAATAAAAATAAATAAGACACTGATAAAATATTACCATTTTCATCACCTATATTATCACCATTCTCATCAACAAGATATTCTCGTGATTCGCCTTCTTTTGAAAATTGATATACCCCTGTTACTTGAGGTGAATCAGTAATTGCTGTTGTGTTTACTTTTTCTGAACCACCTCTTGGTACTCTACCGTTATTCTCAATATTGATATTATCAACATCAATCATTTGAGTACTGTCAACTTGATCGAGATTCGGATTATTATTCCACCCGCCTATTAACGGAATATTAAATGATTGCCCTGTGTACATTATTGCTCCTAATAATAATTAGAATTTCCTCTTCTTATTTCACTCTCTATAATTGATTCAGAAATATCCATATTCCTCGCTCCTATCCGGTTAAGAAACAATGTAGCTTGTTCATATACTAACTGTGAAGGTGTTTGATTATGTTCAGGCGCAAGGTCTATAGCCAAATTATAAATAACAGCTTTATCCCATTCAGGCGGTAAAGTTATATTATCTGTCAAACTTGAATAATTATCATAAGGTTTTATAGATGTTAAATATAATGTATCATCGTTATTAGGTGTTGAATCAAAATATATATAACCAACAGGATATGTAGGATTATAAAAAATCTTTTGCGGTCTGGCTGATAAAGATTTATTCATCGTTCTGTTATATTCTGTTTGTGTCATTTTTACATCTACAAAATAATCTATATTATCAGAATCCCTTAAAAACGCTGACACTAAATTAAAAGGTCGGGTAGTATCGAAGTCGGCACCTGATCCTATTGAATAAATAGAAACTCCTGAAGTTATAGTAAAATTTTCAGAAACTGGATAATGCAAAAGCTCTTCCCATGAACTAAGCATAGTATTTAATGATGAGATAGCTTCCGTGTACTCCGTGGCAGTTATATTTCTTAACCCTAAAAGTCTTAAAGCTCTATCTATAGTTTCTTGTACAGTCATATTCCCTCTCTAAGAAAAATCATCTACAGGTGTTTCTATCCATGTAAAAGAGAATAAAAACGACGCTGTATTTAAAGCATAACTATAAAATGCTATAAATGAACCCGGTTTTAATACTATTTTACCTTTTATAGGAACAATGTTTGGTTGAGACAAAGTACCTGCTGTTACTGCTTCTGTCCATGCTGTAGCAAAAGGCATACATAAAACAGGTGTACCAGGCAAAGTGCATGAATCTTCTGACCAAGCGTTACTTACTTCAGTATTGCCTATATACCTATTTTTAATAGTTAAAGAATTAGCAACATCAGTAGTATGAGTACCAACCATTAAACCTAAAGCTGTAGCAGTAGGAATAGCAACATTAGTTGAATAACTACAATCCACCATAACAAGATCACGAAGCGAATTAACTTTATTACCTACAACTAATCCGGTATAAGTTGTAGCCAATCCTGCTGTTATCGCTACGGCAGATTGGTTTGCTACACTAAAAACCTGACCTCTTCTAACATATTTTGAATACATATCACTCTCCTATATTTACCCACCATAAAGAATCAACAACATATACGTTTTTAAATTTTTCATCAACTGCTTTTTTTACACCCATGTAATTATCACAATAATCATGACCTGATATTATTTTTCGTGTATGCGGTATCCATGCTTCTAAATCTGCTTTAATTTCTTCATAAGAATGACCAGCATCTATAAAAATCATATCAGCTTTACCAACAAAATTTTTTACAACACTTAACGAATCGCCTCTAACTATTTGCAAATTTTTATAATGACCTACATTTTTTTTAAACTCACTGAAAACATCAAGGCCAAAAGAGGCTAAATTAGAAAAATCTGTATCAGTTCCATTCCAATGATCGACTGCGAAAACATTACCCTTGCATGATTCTAATAATTCTTTAGTGCTTCTACCTTTCCAGCAACCTATTTCAACAACGTCATCAGATTGATAGGCTAAATATTTCAATATAGATATTTCATTCTTAGTCAACCATCCGGGAATCCCTTCTTCAACATAATCTAACTTGTCAACACGTCTGCTTAAAATATAGTCTTTAAAATTCCCTGAATATTCTTTTAATCCTATATGAATAAAATTTATATCTGGTTCAACAAAAATGTCATTACCCATATCAGTCCATCTTTTACAAAATAAAGTATCTTCGCCCCACCATTCATTATTATTAAATCTTTTCCCTGTATCAAAAAAATCAATTATTCCATTTGTGTCTGGGCTTAAATTATAATGTTTCTCTATTTCACTGAATACATTACGCTTTATTTTCATTAAACCTGTAGGAGCACTCTTAACATAAACAAGACCTGTTTCCTTATCCTTACAGTTGTTATTCCTGCTCCAATCAATAACAACAGGATAATCCACATCATCTTTTTTATATCTATAAGCACCGCAAACAATATCTTTATCATGGTTTATAAGTTTTAAAATAGCATTATTATCAAATTTTAAATCTGCGTCTATAAAAACAAGAACATCAGCATCTGTTTCTAAAAATGTTTTTACACATGTATTACGTGAATGATCAATGTATAATTCTTTTGACGGATAATGAATGGCTGTGTGCCCAGCCTTTATAAGTTCAACTATGTTACCAATAATTGATTGGGCACAATCACCATATAATTTGCCATCACATAATGTAGTAGCTAAGAATACTTTCAAGCCTTTGTTACCAGTCCATAAGCATCTAGAGCTGTTACAATAGCATCTATATCTGATTTAAGCAAAGTTGTAGTAGTCCCAGCTGAAAGGGTTATTGTCTGTTTCACAACAGGCGTATCTTCTCCAAAGAACCCTATTTTATCATCAGACCTGCATAAAACAGTTCCATCAGGGTTGCCACTTCCAATATATCTAATAGACATAATTTTCCTCCATTTTTATTATGAACTTACTCTGCAAGCCCAATAGGGCATTACACATTTTGTAGCATAAAGAACATCAATACGAAGTGGGAAATTTCTATTTACAATATTGAAATCTCTTACAAGTGACATTGATATCCCATCCATTACTGCTCTTGCTGCCATGTCTACACCTTTAGGCTGTTCCAGATCAGCAGTAGCAAAAACAAAAGCATCTTTATGATAAGCAAGGTTTTGTCTATATGAAGATGAATCTGTACCTGAACTACCAGCAAGGTCTACAACTGTTGCTGCTGTAGCGGCAGTCCAGTCTGCACAATAAGCATTTTGTTTAGCCCCTGTTTTATAAAGAGGCCATGTAATAGTCATATTTGCAGCAGAGCCAGTGCCTGTGTATTTTTCAGCTACAGTAAATTGTTTTAATCTGTTAAGAGGTATTTTTGTCTCAGGTTCAACTTCATAAACACCAGCTATAGTGATCACATCTCCAACTTCGTAAATTTCACTAGCAGTAGCATCTACAGATAGAGTAGTTGTCCCATTAGTTACTGCGCCTAGATTACACGTACCTGCTGTAGTTCTTGTTCCATTGGTATGCATAGGAGTCAACTCTGATTGTAAATGGTTAAATCCTCCAACCCTCCCGACAACACCATCAAGATATTGCTGAGAAAGTTCAGAAACAGGGCTGTAAAGTGTTTTACTGTCTGTTATAATAGAATTATTTGCAAGCGTATCTGTTAGCAGATACCTGTCTGTTGTTGGAGCATACCCCTGATCAAGATAGGCTTTTGCAGTCAGAACATCTGAATAAACAGGATTAGTCCCGAATGCAGTGTTCTCAAGTGAATTACAATATGCATATACAGTATTCAATACATCTTTTTCAATTTCAGCTCCAAGCCTTTTCATTGCAGGTTCAAGATGCCTTTTTGAAAAATCATCAATAGACAAAGTCAAATCTTCAGTATCAAAATCAATATCAATCCCTTTGACTGTTGAAATAGAATATGTTTGTACGGTTTCCGTAATATCCTGAACGTCCATTACCCAACCGGAACGAACAGAGTATTGATTAGGTTCTCTAATTAATATTGTTCCCCCATTCTTCATCCCACTTCTAGCGAATCTATCATCATATTGCCGTGAAATAGAACGAATAAAGGGCATGTTGTTATGTAATATAGGAAGAGATTTTCTAACTATATCACCATCTTTTAAGGTTTTAAAACTATTAGCCATTTTTATCCTCTACGAATATTTAAGTTTCTGTTGTTCAAGTAGCTTTTTCCTCTCTTTTTTGAAATATTCTTCATCAGATAATTTCCCGCCATAGTCTATAGTCCTCGAATCATCAACCGGCGTTATAGGAGGTAAAGCGTTTGACGTACTATTAGCTAAACTTTTGATTCTAGTCTCAAGTTTACCAATTTCCCTCTCAAGTTTAAGCGGATTAGTTTTACCAATTTCAGCCAGCTTAATTGCTTGAGTACTATTTTTCCCTAAATAATAAGCTAATTCTGCCCCTGTTTCATCATCATAATCTAAAAGAATATCCCTGACTTCTTCACTGAAAACATTTTTTTCAACGACTTCATCGAAATCTTCATACTTTTCCCGAACTATTTCACTTAAATCATAGAACCTTTGAACCTTGTCTATTTTTTCCATTTCTTCGTTCTTGGAATATTGTCTTAATTCTTCGTTCCTGTTTTTCCATAAATCTCTTTCATCCATATATTTTTTCATGGATTTGTTATAAGCTTCATAATCATGTTCGCCATATTCATCAACAAAGTCACCTAGATTAGGTATTCTAGGTTCAAGATTAGTATTGAGTTCCTGAAGTCTTTTTTCAGCTTTCTCAGCTCGTTCTTTATACTGATACATTTTAGCAGTTTGCTTATCAATACGTTTTTGAACTTTTTCCTGAAGTTTGTTTATAAACTCTTCGTCATAAGTTCTACCGGGCTCACCCGTTGCTTCCTGAAGCTCGTCTTCTGCTTCTTTAAGCTCTTGATTTGCTTCTTCTAACTCTTGTGTAGCCTGTTCAAGCTCATTGCCCTGAATTTCTTCAGTTTCTACCGTGTTTTCCACGTTTTCCTCCTATAATGTAAAATTATTATTAGCAGATTGTTTCTGCTGTCCAGCTTCAAGCTGTTGTTGTTTAATTTGATTTATCGCTTCTAACGCTTCCTGTGCACCAGGTGCATCTATAAATTGTAATAATAATGGCATCAAAGCAGACGCATATTCAGGAGGTGAATATTGTAATAAATCTCTTAAAAAATTTGATATTTGTTGACGTTTAGTAGGGTTAGTTAAAGACCTTACTCTTATATCATAACGTCCACGACTTAAATCATTTAATACTATTTCATTTTGGTTTTGATCTAAAAACTTTTTATTGATCTCAATATTAGATTGTTCATTACGCAATCTTATAACTCTATAATTATCATAAACTTTAGGAATTAAATCTATCAGGATTCTCTTGCATTTTAATTTAGCCTTAGCAAAATTATTACTAAAATTATATGATATTAAATCACTTCTCTGAGCCCTTGCTTCTATAGCTCTTCCACTACGCTCATTACTGGTCGCACCTGTTGAGGCTTCATATCTGCCAAGGACATCATTTATGTCGTTCTGGCTCAACTGAAGCATTGTTATAGCACCAGCATCTATTTGAGGCGGGTCCTGCCGTCTTGGAGGGCCTAAAGCTGTTTGATTATATAAAAGAATAGAAGTATTTTTTATATTAGCATTCTCCCACATTTCTTTAAACCCATTGATTTGCTGAGGAGTAACAAGATAAGGAGCTTTAGGACTTAATGCAATTTTTTCAGTTAAACTTGTTTTCCAGTAATTATATGCCTGCTGGTCATTCTGTGCATCTGTAGTCAATGCTTTTTTATATTTCTTACCATTAAAATCTATTTCATCACCAACTACTTCCACTATAGGGATTAACTTCCCCGGCCATATTTTATAATCAAGTACTGATTTACCTGTGATTTTATACCATTCTATAATATATGAGTCTACTGTTTTCTCTCTTAGTATCTGAGTGTTTTCTCTTATTATTTTTTCATTCTTTACAGTAAGTTCATAAATTTTTATTTCGTCATTTTCAAGTACTTCAGCTATTCTTTTCTTTTTAGGTACTTTTCTAAAATATTCAGCTATATAACATTTATCGTCTTCGTACCATAATTCGTTGTCTTCATTACCTTCAAAGTCAGATGCGTCATCTTCATCATAATTTAATTTAAATTCTCTTATTGGTATAGCTTCACGTATAAAAGCAAATTGACCCCGGGGATCAACATCAACCATCAATGGGTTTTTGATAGCTTTAATTTTAATGTCCTGATTAAAATCTTCATCAGATTCTTCTGTGTATATTCTAAAATATCCATACCCGCCACCAACAGCATGAGTACATACAGACCCATAAATATCTTCTATTGTGTTTTTATAGAAAATATCATTTATAAGTTCATTATAAATTTTAGCAATTTCTATATCACCTTCATTGTCAACAGGAACAACATCATCTAAATCTGCAACTCCCTTTTCCTGATTTACAACCTGAGCTGCGAATTTCCCTAATTTATTACTGGTTAAATAAGGTCTATGATCTTTTTCGCGTTGTTCAATATCAACAGTGTCCCATTGCCCATTCTCGATATTAAACGTATATCTCATATTTTTCTTAAATGATTCACGTAAATAGAAATTAGAATCATGTACTATTTTAAATCTTTCTCTTGCTTCTATTAAGATTTTTTCTTTATCTATCCGCTCATCCAAGTTCCATTCCTCCGTTCTGGTCTTTCATTTAATGCATGCTTTTTACTGATTTTATCTGTATTAAAATATGTAATAGCTAAAGCATCACATTCATCAGGTGAGTGTCCTATCTGGCTTTTTATGTCTGATTTTTCTTTCAAAACAATTTTGCCTCTTTTACTTATTTTATACTGTATAGCTGCTAACTGTTCAAGAAGATCATTATCATCTGGAATACTTATTTCTCCACGTTCAAAAGCCTCTCTAAGTGTCCAGTACATCTCAGCACGTTTATTCTCGAATCTTTCAGGATCATCTGCTGTTCTTCTAACATCAGCAGGCTCTACTATAGCCCCTTTCTTTTCTCGTATATTTCCTTCTATAGCCCATCCTATACCTATAGTATCAATCCTGACAACATCTGGTAATTCAATGTCTATCTGGGCCCCTATCCAGTTTGATAACTCAACAGAATCTCTTGTACTTTTGCGTTTAAATTCAAACACCTTAGGGCCTCGTCTTGAAGCTATAACTGATTTATCACCGCCTGCACCACAGTCAACACCGTAAACCAATGGTGTATCAGGTAAAACTTCTAAAGGTTTATTAATAGCAGATAGTACCCATTTATAATCTACCAACGTTTCATTATCGAAAACAGGAGGCAGACCTAAAACATTCATTCTATAAGTATTCGAATCTTTGCCGTACTTTCTTGCTTTTTCATTAAGAAGAGTCTGGTTAACAATTTCGCTCTCTTCACTATTCCATCTTAACGTTACCCATCTATGTTTTTGAGAATATTGTGTATCTATAGCATACCCTTTAGAGTGCATAGGGTTGAAAATAAGAAACATTAAATTACACACCGGCGTGGTCATATTTTCTTCAAGAGTTTCATAAACTATATTAGATACTCCCGAACCTTCATCAACTACCTGAAGTAAATAATCAGCGTGCTGTCCTGCAAGAGTTTCTAACTGCTCTTCTATGGAGTTTTTAGGATTTGCTGCTTTAGTAAAAGCAAACCACCCCTTGCCTTTCTCATCAGGAGGGATATCTTTCCTGTACAGCTTATCACTTTGTAAAGTAAAAAATTCTTTAATAATACTATGTGAAAGCCATTTATTTATTTCGCTCCACAATACTTTATTCAGCTGATCAGCAGAAACACTTATACATGGTATTTTAGGGTTCGGGAAACAAAACATAAACCATAAGATAATCCATGATGCTATAGCATCTTTGCCTGTCCCCTTCCCTGACATTATACTCACCCCTAAAATATCATGTCTTTTACCATAACGCTTATCATTTACCAGATTTTGAAACTCAGTTAAACCTTCATGCTGCTGTTTTGTTATAAAAAAATTAGATTCAGTGTCTTTATTATAAGGGGATAATATAGCATCTTCAACAAATTGAACTATATTATTCCTGTATACTCCTAATAACTTTTCATAATATGATTCAAGTTTATCCATTCAAAAGTCCATGCATTCTAAGTTTTTCAATAACACGGAAAATTTTTGACTTTGATTTACCTGTTATTAAAGCTATTTTATTTATACTTATTTTCCCATAACATTCTAATACAAATAAATTTAATT